GAGCAAGTCTTTTCAGACTGTTGCCCATAGTCAAATGATTCTTAGGAATCATTTCGATTATGTTTGCTCGGTTCCTCACGGGAGTGAGGGCATAGATTCACAGAAAGTAAGTTTTGGAAATAGGAGTTTATCTTTTTCCAATTACTCTGAATATCTATGCAGTAAGTACAAAGACAAATTAGACAGTATTAACATAGTTAATCAATGGCTAACATATCTTGACGTATTTACCGAACTTTTAAGGGGGAAATATAATTCCTTAAATAAGTTGATTGTCTTTTCAGAAAAAACCTTGGTAGATTTTTTATCGAAAAAAATCTGCTCACCTGAATCCAAGAACATTACAATAATAAAATATTATTATACTGCACTCGCTTCTAGAGCAAATAAATCAATCAACCCCCCTGACCACCTTTCGAACTTACCAAGGTGGATACCATTCTCAAAAAAGATCACGAGACTCTTTTTCCGTAGATTTGGAGAATCAAAAAACAGAAAGAAATTTATTTCTTTTGCACATGATTTAGCATATTCAAGAAGATGTTCACCTCAAGTTCCTATGAGTTTCATAGAAGAAGCAAACATTGAATATAAGAAGTCTCTTACTTCCATTGCTAAAGAAACATTGGTTAATCCTGATATTATTAGGACTATAGTACCAATTGTTTTTCCTGGTGCAAAACTTAACATTGAAAATTATTGTAAACATTCAAATCAATGTCTTTCTACCTCCAAATCAGAAACTCCTGATGGATCCATTGTTCAAATGGATTATATTCCTTTACCGAAAGTAAATGGTGTTCAGATTCCTGCACCATACTTTTCTCCTTCATTAATACCTGATGTTGTATTTGGAGGAGCTACTCTTTTAACCGAACCACTAAAGATTCGTACAATTACAACGTGCTCTCCTGAAGAATACTACGCTTTTAAGCCAATACAGTCTCTTTTAAAAGACAGTATGGTCAAAAGTAAGGTATTGCTTTTTGGTAGAGATGCAGAAGAAGTTGATATTGAAAATTTAGTTGAAGATTCAAAATATTTTTATGGCAGTAATGAGAAATTATACTTTATATCTGGTGATTATAAAAATGCAACTGGATATATTTCTCCTAACACTTCAAAACTACTTGACAAAATACTATTAGAAATAATAGGGGATTTTGAAATACCCGTGATGGAAAATTTTTCTATAAAAACTTTCTGTCACATTTGGGGATATTTATCCGCTGATGTCAATATAGGATCTTTGAAGAGATATTGGATAAACCTTAATTTATGGTTTAAATCATTTACTGACCACATGAAATTACAGAAATTTAAACTTTCTGAATTGAGACAAAAATATTTTTCAGATAGAAGAGTTAGAATTGCAAAATACAGTAATTCTAAGGTAATTGGACAGGAGTACATTACTCAAACTAACGAACAACTTATGGGAGACATCAAATCATTTCCTTTACTTTGCCTCTTGAATTATGCTCTATGGTATGATTCAAACGATGGATTTAAAGAAGTTGATTATGTATCACCAAACTATGAAGGAAAGAAGCAACCTATAGTATCAAAAAGAAAGATTTATCCACCATGTTTAATAAACGGTGATGATTTTCTCGCATATACTCCTCTTAGGATATATGAAAAATGGAAAGAAAATACTACAAAATTTGATTTTGTTTTATCCATAGGAAAATCATATCTTTCGACTGATGTTGCTGTTATAAATTCAACTACATTTTACTACTTTAATGGTAAAGCTAGTAAAATAAGAAATAGTTACTTGAATTTAGTTTTTAATTGTCCTTCTGATAGACCTATTAATGCTATCCATAAGTTGATTACAGAAAATAATCCAGAATTGGGAAAACTTTTCATTAAGTATAATAGAGAGAAAATTAATTCACTCTCTTTTAATAGTAAACTTAATTGGTTCTTAGAACCTCATCAAGGTGGCTTAGGCCTCATACATGATAATAGTGTTCCTTTGAAAGTAACACATACTCAAAAGAGAATCATGCACTTGATAAGAAAGAAAAAGTTACCTGAGTATCATTTAAGAATTTCGAGAGAAAAGAAATTCGAAAAGGTATTCCAATTCGGTCTACATACTAATTTTATATCTAGTATGGAGAAAGATTATATTCCTAAAAAGGATTTCTGTTTAATACCTCCTTTAATGTATACAAGAATCTTAGCAAGTAATAAGTGCTTTAACAGATTCTATGAAAAGAATATACATGAATCAGAACACCATGATAATAATAAAACATGTAGGTTCTGTAAGGTATTACCATTTAAAAAGAAAAATCTAATTTTTAAATGTACTGAGTTTGAGAAACTTCCTAAAAAGTTAAACGGAATGTTATATAGAAGAGTTAATCCATTCTTTTCAACAAGTGGAGACACAAGCAGTGTTGACAACTTGGGACACCAGAGTAAGGACTGTTTATCCGGCGACAGACTCCTGAATATGGGCTTATCAACGAGATCGATAAGATTGACCCAACTTGTTATTTGTGAAAAGTTATTTGGAAACATGGAGTTAAACAGAATTATGTTTAAATCTATTGAGAATGATGATGAGAAAAGTTCGATCTTTGTTCACTCAGAAGAGTTTGTACATCCTTATTATGAGATGTTACAAAATCTTGAGAATTTATAAAAAAAATGAATGAACAAAGAGGAAGATCAAGAACCCCTAAAAAGACCAATAAACAAGAAAAAAATCAAGACCGTAGTAGATCAAGATCAAGATCTAGATCAGCAAAGAAAGAAGAAAAGGATACTCAAACTAGTTTGAGTAGAACTACTCAATACAACTTTGCTAAAGGTCAATTTTCAGGCAATTCTTTTATAGTCAGAAAAAGAGAGTTTCTACAAAATGTAGTACCTCAAGATCCTTTCGCTCCTGTAAAGATTGAATTCAATCCAGGATTAGCAGAATCCTTTCCATGGTTATCTGGAGTTGCTCCTAATTTTGAGAAATATGTAATTAACAAATTGAAAATCCACTATGAAACCTCACAAAGTACATTTGTACCGGGTATGGTAATGATTGCACCAGAATTTAATATTACTGATGATTTACCAATTACTAAGACAGAATTGCTCGAGTATGCGTATGCAGCTAGAGCTCCTGTTTGGAAGAATTTTTCAATTGATATTTCAAAAAAAAGTATCATGAATTACAAGGATTACTATGTAAGAATAGGAAATGTTTCTGACAAGAAACTATATGATCCATTATATCTAATTATCGCGACAGATGCAGTCTCTACTGATTTGTCTTATTGCGGTGAAATCTGGGTAGAATACGAGGTTGAGTTTACACTCCCTCAAATAATCAGAAAACCTGATCCACTAGTTCTAGGGTATAAACAAATTATACTTGGACAGACTTCAAATGTTACTCCTTTTGCGAATATAGTTTCACAAACTGGAGGATTGAAGGTCTCAATTGCTAGTGACAGTTCTTTATTATTTTCTGAATTATTCACAGGTTTAATTACTGTAATAATAAACCAACAAAATCTTGGTTTAGCGACTTCAGTCTATCAAAATCCACCTGCGTGGATTAACCTAAGTGATTCCGGTAGCATTTCTGTTGCTGGAGTTGTGGGTGGAAATGGATTGAATGGGAATACAAATGGATTCGTTATGTTCAACATATATTGTCAATCTATACCTTCAGGAGGTGTAATTCAAATTAATAATTTGGGTTATTACACGGAAGGTGGTCTTGCCGATAGTGCTATTATAAAAATGAATAGGGGACTATGGTAAAATGTTTTGTCTTTGTACGACCGACAAAAACGATGTTATCACGTTGGATGATAACCATATGACTTATTGAAATCTTAGAGAATCAGACTCAACGTTATCTGGTTTTTCCGAAATGGTGTGTATTTGCAACACACTATCAGAAAATAGTATAAGATAAGGTCATATGCGGAAG